TTTATTTTGTTGCTAGGAATATTATTTTTACAGAAATAGAATTTGAAAAGTATAAACATCGGAAATGAGATTTCAAAAATTATTTGGTACAATTTTTATGTCATGGTATGATTTTTGTGTCATAAAAATAACCACAGAAATAATAATTGAAATATTATAACTATTTCAATTTGCAAATAATCTCACAATTTTCATGTATGACCACCCATGAAAATTGTTCCAAAATGAATTTTTATAACTTGAAAATTATAATTTTTATAAGAACTATAAACCGATGAAATACCTTCTCTTACAGGAAAAATACCAAACAACGTATGATCATCCTAATAACAATTACTCAAGTGATAAATATGACGAAATTACTAAAGATGAATTGATAACCTTTGTATCAAGATGTAATCATACACAATTTTCTCGTATTTTTAATTTATCTCTCCAAGATTTTGATGTATGCAAAACTGGTGTTAAAAATCATGGGGTTTTCCTCAAGTATGTTCAAGAGTATAATTTCACTAGGGATCAAATGTATTCGTTATGCTTGATTGCATGTAAACATTATAGGGGTGCTATTGACCATGTTCCTATGAGTTGTTTTACAAATGAAATATGTATGCTAAATGTTAAGATTGAAACAATAAATGGTGACTCACAACTGTCTAAAATACCATACGCAATGAGAACATCAGAAATGTGTTACGAAGCTGTTGTTACAATGGGTAATAACGCTTCGCTAGAAGATGTCCCACCCGAAGTTTTTAATTCAACTTTTGTTGAAGATATTTATTATGATGATGAATTTCCTGCATATATGGTACTAAAATATGTACCATCACAATTTATTTCTTATGAAATGTATATTGATTTAACATTGCAATATACAATAGATTTCTTAGATGGAGAACCATTATTATCATTAATTCCTGAAATCCATCGTACAACTCAAATATGTAGACAAGTGTTAGAGTTGTACGACGGGCTTCTTGTCAGTGATGATTGTGATATTAATCAAGAAAAAATACATATTCCTGTTGATGTACGAGTTCAACTTGATAACTGTTTTCTAAATATACCCATATTATTTCGCAAGAACTAAAATATAAAATATTTTATATTTTGAAAGTAAATGGCTGCAATTCACGGTTATATTCAATCACATGATTATAGTTTTATGTATAATACAAAAGATCTACGAAAAAATGTAAAACCAACTTACTCAACTAAAAACAGTTTATTGGCATTTCTCTTTAATAACAATGGATTTGAAATATTTAAATATATTGTAATAACGTCGGGGTTTGGACCGAGCTTAGATGATCCTCAAAGTAATTATACAGTTTTTATTCCAACTGACAAATCATTATATTCTAAAGGACTTACTGATGCAACTGTATTAAATTTAGATCGTATGACATGTTTGAAAATAGTTAAATATTCTATGATTGATCGTACAAAACGTATTGAATTATTTATGGACAGTCCTATGTTTGAACAGGCTACACTTTTGCGTAGTTTCAAACTTGTATTTGAAAATTTAAATTGGAATTGTGATGAGCAAAATACAACACTTCCTAGTATTAGGGGTAAAGGAAAAAATATGGACACTAATATTATATATCCTAATGTTGTTATGGTTAATGGTATTATTCATGTAACTGATAATCTTTTGATTTCAGATCACGAACCTCTTCGGTAACCGCTAACTATACCAAAAATATTTTTTGGTATTTCACTTTTTGTGACTAAAATATGTTACAACATATCACCCTCAGTACGTTCAAGAGTCATGTAGTTTCGTGAAGCACCAAAGTTTTCGACGTCCGTACTGTTATTGTCGTTCCAGTGTACCCAGTATCCACCCAATACAGCGATTAGGATTAGGATCAGGAAAATCATTACAAATACTTCATAAGCTCCCATTTTTACAGGTATAAAATAAAATATTTGTAAAAATAAAATGTCGGTCGTTCAGAATGTTGATATTTATAAATTTGCGTATTCTGGTGCATTATCAGGATTTATTGAAGTCTTATGTGTCCACCCATTTGATTATGTCAAAACAAATATTCAAAATTCAGGAAATATAAACACGTTACAAATTCTAAAAAGACCAAGTATACTGTATTCTGGTGTAATTCCTAGAATGACAGGTCTTATCCCTATACGTGCTGTTTTTTGGGGAGGACAAAAATATTTTAACAAAAAATTCGAATACATGCCGAACGTCTACCGATATGCATTATCAGGGATTTTGGCAGGTTCTGTTGAAACCCTAATTGATAATCCATTTGAGATTGCAAAGATAAAACATATGAATTTGAATGTGATTGAAGCAAATAACCAAACATGTATGAACGTCAAACCAACCATTCGATCAGTAATACCTTCAATATTTTATGACAAATTGTTAAAGGGATTTGTTCCTAATTTATATAGAAATTCGATGTATGCCATGATACTCAATTCAGTCATACATTCAAATTATACGATTTCGGACAATAAAATACAAAATAATTTTATTAAGGGTGGTACAGGAGGAGTTTTAGCTTCAATTGTGACACAACCTTTTGATTATGTAAAAACCCATCAACAACGTATTTCATGTTCAGATACCACGGGGTTATTATCACAATATAGGTCAATGATTAATATTATTAAAACACAAAAATGGAGCACTTTATACAGGGGTGTTATTCCACGTTCATCCATCAGTATTATTTCTATGGGAATCGGGTCTGTTATTACATCAGAAATCATTTCGTAAAATAACTGTGCTGTGAAAATCAGAATTCATGTTCAAAAGAAAAATACGAGTTTCTTAATCAAGAACTAAAATGATTTTATTAATATATTTTAGGTAAAAATATATTTCAAGTTAATGAATGCTAACAAGTTTATTACATCAATAAAACTTCATAATGAAGTGACTTTTGAGAAAATGATACGAAAAATACCATCAAACAAAATCAAGGTATTCAATAAAAAATTCATGAATGACATTAATTTACGATATCATTCTTCACAATCAAGTTTAATCGTTCCACAAGGTTTCCTACAACGATGGGAAGACTTGGTATTTGTTGATTTAGATTTTATTGTGTTTGATTCAATGATTTATAATAAATTATTTGTCCAACAGCTTATTCGTTGGGCTGTCAAGAATGGAATTACAGAAATACTTCTTTGGTATTCAGGTAAGAAATTATTTTCAGCCAAAGGATGGGGAGAACCAATTGATTTTGAGGAATTATTAATTATGATATTTGATAACGGATTTCTCACATTTTCATATCAAAAATATTTATTGTTGGAACATGTTATTTCTAAGGGTCATATTAAATTATTAAAATATTTACTTGAACAAGGGACTAGATCTTTTGGATTTGAATATTTTATTATCAACCAACGTTTAATTGATATTGCAGCAACAAAAGGACGGTTAATCATGTTAAATTTTTGTTTGGAGTATATTAGATGTAATTATATTCCTTCTTCTTTTGAAGAAATTGAATCAAGTCAAGAAACATCTTGTAATCAATGGGATTCGATTCCATATTTTCCTCAATACAGACATAAATTTTATCCTTACGATAGAGATCCGTCTGATTTAGTTTCTCCAAGTCAATATACTGTAAATATTGCTGTTAGAAAAGGTCACTTAGATATGGTTAAATACCTTGTGAAAGTATTTTCACTAATTCCTGATCATAAATACCTAAAAGTTGCTGCTAAAAGAGGATTTATTGAAATTCTAAAGTTTGTTAGCAATTTTAAACATTTTAGTGACGACATGATGCAAGACTATTGTAATATAGCCCCATCAATTGGTATTTTCAATATTCTTTGTAAATGGAATAAAATGAGGTATTTTGTAAATGGTATTACGAAACATCACATACCAGTTATACAAAGAGAGTTAATGTAGAAATATATATATATATATATATGTCAATTTGTTGACTCATTAAATATTTCTAAATCAAATGTATAATCTTCGGTTATTTCCCAAAAATGCTTAGCAATTGTTTGATAAAACGCTTGGTCGCATTCGGCCATGCAATCATCATTAGTTGAGTATTCAATTAATTTTTGTTTGAGAATATTAAATTCGGGTTGGATAACGGGTACAATAAATTTCTTTGTATACAACCCGCTGCAATATTCGTTCAAATAACTATCTGATGATCGAAATCCAAATGATTCCTGAAGATCACACGCATCTGATAAATTATACCATCTATTAGTATCACCCATAATAAACCAATTTGTATTATATTTCTCTTGAAGTGTTTTAAATTTTTTGTAATAGTATGAATAGTAATTATCTAAAACTCGTGATCTGAAATTCACCATTTTAATTACATTTCCTGCTTCTTCTATTGGACAACAATCAAAATACCCGGAAACTAACAATTCTGATTTTTGTGTGTTACGCTCACCCCGATAATTACATAAATGTTCTCTTCCATAGATTGAGTTATTGTCGCCAAATTGTAGTCGATTGAAATCATAATCGTAGTTACAAAATGGAAACCGGTTTGCCAAGTCGCATTCTTTGATAATTTGATAATATATTGTTTTCCAACCCATTTACTAATCAAAAATTTATTTCTAAACTAAGTTTAGAAATTTTTATTGTAAATACCCCCAAATGGTTTCAATTAGAAATGATGTATGTTGCTATTCTTAAAATACCTACTACACCCCAAACAACAGGAATTATTAGCGGACCTCCTGCTATAGTCACTCCCATAGTGACCGTTCCAACTACCATCATGGGTAGAGTTATCGGACCTGTCTGATTGTCTGTAGCAAAATGTTTTGGCTGTATCACATTACTACCTTTAAGAATGGAGTATGGTTGGTCTTGTAACAAAACTGCGTTAACCTGGCTTCGCTGGGTCCGCATTGCGTTAACCTGGCTTCGCTGGGTCCGCGAGTCCCAATGGGACTGAACCTGGCTTCGCTGGGTCCGCGAGTCCCAATGGGACTGAACCTGGCTTTGCTGGGTCCGCATTGCGTTAACCTGGCTTTGCTGGGTCCGCGAGTCCCAATGGGACTGAACCTGGCTTCGCTGGGTCCGCAACTTGATAGAACCGTTATTATTTAAAGAATGTAATTTACAGCGGGGCTGGGATATCGACAATTGCTCTGGATAATTGTTCAACAACTTTGATGCTTCCTTCAAACACCCTTTGATAGTGCATATAACAGACGATCGGAAACATTTCGTATTATAACAAACGGCCCATCCCATATTTATATTTCTCTGACTCATTTTGTTACTACATACATGGCATATAACTACATGTTTCATATACGGTTGAATGTCAATCTCTATTTTTGTCCATATGTACATAATAGTTTTTCCGGTAATGTAAATTGCTACCACTTTAAATCCAGCAATGTAAATTAATGATTTTGCAATTGTATATCCAAAATGACTTGAAGTTGTAACTCCAATATCAACTCCAATATGAGCTATACCGTCACACATAATATGTTCAACTAATGTTTGACGGCCTTTATGGGTAATTGCATGGGTACCAAGTGATAAAACTGATATCGTTGGGGGTATCATTTCGATTACGCTTTCCATTGTGTTATTGAAACTTTGTTCTAAATACTAATTTTAACAGCATACTTCAAAAGAAATTTCATTTTTATGCTAGAAACCCAATCGGTTTCACTGCGAATCTTAATCTGTCATATATATTAAATTGATAAATATAAATATAAATATTAATTTAATACAATAATGAATTTCCCCATTACTTACAGCAATTTTTGCCAACAATTAGTATCAAAATACGAGTCGGATTTACAAAGTTATGAATCTGCACGAGCATGGCGTACTGTCTTTAGGATGTCTCTCGAAGACTCGAGAGAAATCTGTATATTTCTCAAAATTGGAAGTAGAATTGAATCACGGTATAAATCGGCAGTTGGAGATCGGCGATTATGCTGCATCGAGAGCGATGGGTTCTCGGGTAAAGACCCCAATAACAACATTGTATTTACATTTGTTGGTTCTGATGATCCCGTTAATATTCCTAAAAAATATGTTTCTTCATTTGTAAAGAAAATTCTTGAAGACTCAAATGAAAATACTAGATTAGCAACACTTCTTGATTCCCTCCCTAATCTTACCAAACAACAAAAACAATTCAAGAAAAATAAACAAAATTATTTCTCAAATCAAGATAATTGGGACACTATTGTGATGTTGTTTGAATCATTTCTATTAAAATCCAAAAAACGGTCGATATCAGATGCTTATATATCACCTTGTGATGACATTTATTTATCATTTCTACGTTATTTTCCTTTTGATTTTGCCAGTTCAAACGACCGTACGGCAGTACAATTTTTGGAAACACTAATTAATAAATTTTTTTCCATTTGTCCAAAAATAAAAATATTAATTTTTTATGGTCAAACACTATCATTGTCAGTAGGTACCGATTGCGAAGATTATTTGCTTGGATTGTTATCATCCCCACATGATACACCGGTCAGTTCAAGTGATTTTTCCAATTACATTGAAAAAAATTATTATTTTCCTTTGAACAAGTATAGTTTTTCATTAAAACAATATTTGGTTTTTGATAATATATTTAGTAATATGGTACTTGGAGGGAATAAATTTAATTGTAAAGTTTTAAAAAATATTAACCCGAATGTACCTATTTCAGAATATATTAATATTGTAAATTCTGTATATCACAGATTGGGATTACCTGTTGATCCAACAATTGAAGAAGCTCTTGAAATGGAAAGTGTTTGTGAGGACATTGATATTGGTTATTGGTATTACTGGAAACATTTATGTTCTTGTAAAAATAAATTTGTTGTTTCGAAGGAATTTATTATTGAAAAATTACACGAATGGGATTTAACTAATGATAAATTTAAATACCCCCTTCGGTATTTAATTCAATATTATACAGAAGAAGGGCAATATGTTAAAACTTTATTTGATGAGCTCATTTCAGACGTTTCCAATCAATGTGAACTAGCTATTAATTTTCTGAAATCAATTCATTACAATGTTATTGTGGACTGCAACAAAATAATTGAAAATTATGATTATATTGATTCTGAAGGGAACAGTATAATTATGTTACAAGCTGATGATTTTATAAATGTTAAAAAATTACTTGTTGTTGGTATTAATAACGATGGAAAATACTGGTGTAATCTTGGACAAATTAACAATAAGGGTCAAAATATTATCGATATATTATGCAGTATCAACGAATTTGACGATAGAATTTTAGGAACATGTTTGTCGATTATTATGACAATAATTAAGACTGGAGAGTGTGTTTATTCTGAGAAATTATTTGAAAAAGCTTGCATGTTGAAAATTGTTGGCGGAGATGACTATTTGGTTCCAATAGTTTTAAAGCTACAAGAATCTGAATGTCAAGCAATAATTACACAAAGTGGTTCATTTAATGAAAATATGGTTTTACATCATATTTCATTAGGAATTGAGGTTTCAGATATTAATTTGATGTATTTGCTTTGTAACAAAATGAATAATGCAATTGCAGTATTACCAAATGTAAATGAGATTTTTGATACAAATGGATGTATTAATCCAAACATCATGAATAGAATTGAAAATATATTACGATCATTTAACAATAACAATCTTAAGAATCTCCTTAAATTTCGATCATTGAAGTATTCTGGAACCAAAAAAGTTTTAATTAAACGAATTACAGATTATATTTCTGTACCGCATTTATTGTCGGGTCCAGAGCAGCCATCGCAGATAGATGACAGCTTGGTACCTGATAATGATACACCAAGTAATGACATTGTCATGGTAAAACAAAGCGCTACCGGAATACAACCTCAAAATCTGACATTGTTAACATGCAAAACATTGGAGAGTATACTCTCCAATTTTAAAGTTAAAGTATCTGGTACCAAGGCAGTTAAAATTGCGCGTATTAATTCATTAAAAGATTTTTCATCACAACAGAAATCGTTAAATTTATCAAAAATTGAACTTCGAGAGATGGCAAAAAATATTGATTTGATGGTATCTGGTTCAAAGGGAGAATTAATTGAGCGTTTGTTGAAAATAAATAATTATTTTACCGATGATCGTATTTTGAGTTAACGGACCAGACAGTGTCCGATTTAATAATTATTAATTTGAGTAATTTTGTGTTGTGAATCAAACGATCAATATTCCAATTAATACATGAACTAAATATTCACTTGTTAGTTGTTATTAGGGTTTGCGAAGTATTTGTTAATGAACTCGGTATGCCGGTTTTGATCTTTAGTATTTATAAGATGAATCTATTAAAAACACACATTGTTATCAAGCTCCATTTTATTAAAAATGGATCAGACCTTCTAGAGAAGGCTCAGGATCTCCTTTGGAGATCCCAAGTTGAATGTTGCGTAGCAACATTCAGTCCCGCTGTAATTCACGCAAACGGTGATCAAGAACGATTTCAACAAAAAAAGTTCACAATTTGATTCTTTCCGAATCAAATTAAAATTCTAAATTATGATTTAACACAAAAATTATTGTAATCAGTTGAACTCTGATTGATCATTACTACACTCCTAACTGGAAAGAGCTTGAAAAATCAGTAATAAATTCTTAACCAACAACTAATCATATTAAAATGTATAATTGTCCCACATTTTAATACCATAATTTTTATGATGAGCCCGAGTATATTCGAACCTACGAACCCCGTAATCAGTATCTATTTTTTTGTCTAATATTGTATGATTAATATTAATAATATCGAGGCATCGTTTGTAAACCATGACAGGTCTTCGATACATGTTCTTTCGATACTCTGTTAATTTATCATAATATTTTTGATTACAGAAAAATATATTACCATGTTTCATCTTTGTTTCTGGTGGTAATGCCATTGGAAAAATATTACGCGTTTCTCCCCATTCTAGTAAATCAGTACGGTTATATTTTTCAGCCCATGCCATATGAATTTCTCCTGGTAAATATTTAGCAATTTCTGGGATGGAATCTGCATGTTCAACGCACCAATCCATTACGGCTATGTTGCCGTATTTGAATGAAGATCTAATGGTGTTATTGAAATTAATTGTATTATAATAAAAATTTTTCCCTAAATTGGTTAGATAGTCTGAAAATAATTTATTCATTATAGATTGGGTCTTTGCATCAGGTTGATGCATAATCGTCCCTCTAGGATGTGACTGTTGGTCAATCTTTTCTGAAGCAATTGCAGGAGTATTAAACATAAACTCAAGAATTTCAGGTTTATTGTATTTAATCGCATTGTGAACATCTTGTATTTCAAAAATATTTGAACCATATTTTTTGAATAACTCTGTAATAAAATATAAATTTCCTGTTTGGATAATAATATTTTTCAAATTATTAGTTGGTTTTATATCAAAACTTAAAAATAATTTGAAAAATCCATACAGAAATATCTCGTTAATCAAAATCGATTCTATTTTGATAATTTTGTGTTTTTGCCCCCAGTTAAATAAATCAATGAGTTTCGATTCTTTGTAGTTAAAGAGTGTTAAATCACCTTCTACAATAACTCTTGATGGGTTTCCTCCTGGACATTGGTCATCTTTTATTGGAATATTTTTACTAATTATACAATAAAACATTTGAGGAACAGCTCTGTACAATATAATATTGTCACTGACACACGCGCGTTTAGCTTTTATTTCACAATGTGCCAAATAGTTAAAATACGGTGTATCATCATTAAATTTATCATATTTACATGCATGTCTTTGAATTTTTGAAAGTGAGTACCAATCCAGTAATTTAATAAAACAAAATTCAAATGCCAACGAAATTATGATATCATCTATATCATCCCACATTTTTATAATCTCTCTCTCGGGATTTGATTTTAAACACTTTGACAATATTTCTTTAATATGTCTGGGTCCATCATGTAACTGATGTTCGATAACATCATAATGATCCTTAATTGAATTGTAATATTTTGTGATATCCATTTGATAAAAACATAAATAATTTAATAAATTTTCATTTTTTTGATTGAGGAGTTCTAAAGCATACTCTTTAAGTCATCCCAAATACGGCTTTGTTAAATCGTAGTGATTTGGCTACCGGAAACCGTGAGAATTTGTAAAAAATGATTTTTTCATTTTCATTTCATTCCATAATTTAGTGATTCGTTAAACAGTCACATCAAATAACAAACATGTCTTCAATTCAAATCCTTAATTTGGCCGGTGACTATACCCTGTTCCCTCATCAGCAAGATACCCTTGACTGGATGGCCGAACGAATGGCTATCTCACCTGTTAATACTAGGGGTGTTCGAGGAGGTATTATCGCGCTTGAACAAGGATTAGGTAAAACCCTAATTGCATTATACCGTATTCTTTCAACACGACTTGGTGATGAGGCTCCGTCACTAGTAATTGCCAAAAAAAGTATTATGCCTGAATGGAAAGCATGTGTCGAACGATTTTTTCCAAATGAAGTTGACAATGTTTTATATTTTCATTCAGATTTTTATCCGTCAACTTCAACAGCTAAAGGAGAAATGGAAAATATGACACGAGATAAACTTATGAGTTATAAAATAATTATTACAACTTACGAGGTATGTACATCAGCATGTAATAAAAATAAAAAATGGGTTGAAGATACCCAGACATGTGATGATAACGGTAGAGTTATTCGCACTCACAAAAGATCCCATCAAGCTTCTAATTTATTTGGTATTATAGGTAAATCTGTTCTTTATTCGTTTGTGTGGTCCAAGATATTTGTCGATGAATCTCACGAAATCGCCAATAACTCGACAGCCAAGTTTAAAGCCGTATTGGCTTTGACAGCTGATGAATATTGGTGTTTATCGGGTACACCTATTAGAAATTATGTTACAGATTTTTTATCTCAGCTTCAGTTTTTAGGATATGACACTCCTGAGGTTAATAATATAGGTGATTGGAAAAAATCATTGAAAACTGGAATTTTAATTCGCCATGCCCTAACAAAAAATGTTTTCCAAATGAATTACGAACAAGCTGGGATTGTTTTACCTGAGAAAATTATTCATGAACATTACCTTGACTTTAGTGAAAATGAACGACAAATATATGATGTCATGACTAGTAAAATTCAAAATGTTTATAACGATTGTCTTGGAAGACTCACAAGTTTTGTTGTTATTTTAGCTTTATTAACCAGGCTTCGTCAAATATGTAATGCTGCATTTACAATTACCCCAAACTCAAAACGGCATAAAATTAAAAATGATAACACCCAAATGGAGGGGTTTACTGATACTCTTGACAGTGAATTTTCTGAATGGGTATTTAACCAGTCTGGTACAGCAGGTGTTTATAGTACAAAAATAATGAAAACTGTGGATATTCTATCATCAACTCTTGAAGATAATCCATTTGAAAAAATTATTATATTTACAAGTTTTGTAGCTGTTGTTGATTTAATTCATGAAGCAATTACAACTCAACTTGAAGATGTGAACTGTTGTATTATGGAGGGATCTGTAAAGGGTAGAGATCGTATCACACTTCTTGATCAATTCCGTAATGACCCGTCTATTCAGGTGTTAATTATGACATACAAGGTGGGTTCGGAAGGATTAAATTTAGTTGAAGCGAGTACTGTTATTTTACAGGATTTTCATTGGAATGAAGCCCAACACCTTCAGTCTGTTAGCAGAGTTCACAGAATGGGCCAAAAAAGAGAAGTTAATGTTCATAAAATTATTATTAATGATAGTATTGAACAACGAATTCTTCAAATCTGTCACAATAAAAATGAAATGTCAAAGTCCATTTTAAATGGTACATTTTCTGGTGGTGCTAAACAAGAGAAAATGGGAATGGATTTGGTCGGGAAGTTATTGGGATTTAATACTAATCAATGAATTTGAAATTACATCAAAATGTAAATAATTTTAATATGTATATTAAAATCTAAATGGATCAAGCATCATCAGCTCTAGATAATGTATCATTGTCAATTGACTCTGCCACCGGTTCAAAGGGTGGGTGGAGTCCTACTAAAATAATTGTATTGTTAATTGCACTTGGTGTAGTTGGATATTTAATGTATAAAATATTTGGGGGATTTTTAGGCCCTCTCAGTGAAATTTTCGGCGACGCAGCTAGTTTGTTGGGTTCGGTTGAAAAGGACATGGAAAGTTGCCTGAGTGGCAGTTGGGTATGTATAACACTTTTATTTGCAGTCTTATTGTGGCCATTTGCCAAGTTGGCATCTTATGTATACAAGAACCCAAGTGATTTAGGTAAGGATACCGAATTTGAGACTGGAGAGTCATTGTCTGATTTATCCAAAAAGGTGGAGAAAATCCTTGATGAAAAGAAATCTGAAATGGACGAACAAGCAGATGAATATGATACAAAGGCGGAGGGGGATTTACTTGTTCAACAGGTTGCTCTTGATGCCACATCAGATTTGTATAACGACGCTATCAATAGTGATCCTAACTTGACACAGGCAGATAAAAACACAAAAATATCAGAGGAAGGAGAAGTTGCAGACGCCCAAGCATCTGCAAAAGCTGACGACCTTGGTGTTGATTCAGCGGAAGCCGGAGATGTTGGAGATGATGCAGCAGATATTGTTGATAGAGCAGGGTAACCAATGAATACAGAGAAAAATGATTTTTATATTTATTTTATATAAAAATATTAACCAATCTCAAGCACATATATTATGTCTGAATTAAACCAAAATCAAACTATTATGAACAATACATTTCCGCCCATAGGAGGAAACATTCTCGATACAATGGCAGCTGCATATTACTCTTCGTTCATGATGAAAATTATGAATAATAAAATGAATTTTTGATTGCAAATTAATCAAAAAAATAAAATACATCTCAAATCTGTAATTTTTAAGGATGAACAATATGAAAATAGTGATTAGAACGAAAAAATTTATATTTTTGAACGGTGGGTAACACCACAGGATCAAGATTGAAAATGAAAATTATCAAGCACATTAAAACAATGAAGATCAAATAATACACTTTCGACAATTATCGAGTTTGGGATTGGTAAATTATGATGCGCTTCCAAGAGATATTTGAAATCTCACTAGGATTTTATGGTATCCCATTGGGACTTGCGGACATAACGAAGCCAGGCTGGTGATTATGGATTGTATTTTATACAACATAAGCCGTTGCGACCACGGGTCGTATTTTTTTAAATAGTATCATGCCAAATAACGAATTTATATGACATGAAATACACAATTGAGCACATGTTAAGCGATAAACGTATGTCCATCTCAAATCTTAATACTATGGTATCACCAAACGTAATTATTGAAATGAAATATTTTATTTCATTTTTTGGAAAATTATTCATTGATTCGGAGCCGATGCGCGATCTTTCTATGAGATACAACCACGTGTTGGATCGCCAGACAAATGTTATTTAATATTCAGGTAAAATTGGTGCATCTGGTCGGCCCATTGGAATCTTGGTCGTGAGTTAATACATTATTGGTGAGAATACCCATCATGTAATAAACACATGAATTTATTATTGAACAATTTTTACTCCAGTAACTTGGTACATTTTTGAACAATTAAAATAAATATTTTAATTATCGAATCTTTGATTCGCAGCGAAACATTTGGTCCTCAAATTGGAGATGTTAGTCCACAATTTCTTCAATTGCAACACTCTCAATCGGTTCACCCTTTGTTTCCTCAACGCCTGATCCTGAATCCACAGAACTTTGATCACCCTGAGATACTCCTCCCATCTTATCTATAATTCCCTTAAGCATAGGGTTGTCTAAAACTTCTCCCATTTCCGCTTTTCTGCTTTCTGGCATTGATTCTTGAAGTTTACCAACAAGATTCATCGATAAACCCACAAGTTTTTGAGGGTCGATATTTCCCGATATGACATCACTAAATAATCCTCCAATAAAACTGGGATTCATTACATTTTTCATCATAGATTGCGGATCTGTTGCATTTGCGGTGCTATCAACAATTCGGTTGATAAAGTCAGCTTCGGGTGTATCTCCTTCCATACGGAGATTACTTCGGCCGGCTTTTTCTTCTTGTGCTGCATCCTTGTTACGTTGGAGAATTTCTCTGGCATTTCCTTCAGGATTAAATACGGCTGAGATGTATAAAATATGTCTCCATAAAATCTGCCTGTGTTCAACATCAGACGCTTCGATAATTTCCTTCATGTTAATTATTACCTTACGAGAGTACATAATTTCTGGTTCGCTAAAATCACTGTTTTTAGCTTCGATTTGTTCACTATTTTGAATACAAAACTCTGTAAAAATGGCAATTTGTTTCATCATTGGCTTGTGCATTGAAATTTGGGTTTTCTGTAAAATATGGTTATACTTGAATAAATTTCTGTTAGTGGTACCATAAAACTCGGTAATAGCGCTAATAAAGCTAACAATTCGATTAAATTTAAAGAATTCTTGATCGGACAACATTTTTATGTAAGTATTTTAATCTTAAAGTGACTAAATTGTTTTGCAATGAATAAAATGATAAAATATTTTATTTTTCATGTAAGAAAATGAGCATGAATTTTGATGATGATGATATTGATGAAGAGGAAATTGACGAAGAGGAGGAAGACGAAATACAATATACTCAACTTGATATAAGTTCTTCAGATGAAGGAGAAGAACAAGATCTATTTTATAGTAGGATATCATCTCCAACTCATTTATTTGAAAGTGACCAGCAACTGGGTGTTCTTGAGTCATCACATATTTCCACAACTGACAATATGGGTACTAAAGCTGATGCGTTTAACAGAACTAGTGGTAAATACCAGTTTAAATCTTCCAAAAGTGCCGAATTTATAACATTTCAACAAGCTTCACTTGCATCAGGTAAAGAAAAAGCAATTATTGCTCTTGGATTATTTGAAAATGATTACAGTGATCTTAAGAAAAATAATAGACGAGAGACTACGTCTTTTATAAATTCTATTACCACAGTTTCCAACCTTATTAAAAGAAATAAAATTGCTGATATAGATTTTAAATCGCCACTTGGTCTGGTATTAGGATTTTACGCTGTTAATGACTCTAACGATGGTATTGATATTACTAAATTTAATAAAATTTTAAAGATCCTTTCTTCTGCGAAAAATATACGAAATGAAGATGTTATTAGGTACGCCAGATATTGGATTGCGAAAAATAATAATGTATTTCGCTAAGAGTCAATATTAAAATTTCCATTTGTAAATGTTATATTTGATATTTCATCTATAAAATATGTTTCTATTGAAATATGGTCCGTCGTTATATCTTTCATCATTATTGCAATATCTAAAGATGCAATAAGCTGTCGTGCCTTTTCAATAGTTAAGTTATATTCTTTCTTTTTCTTTAATACGTAAACTTCAAGCAAAAATTCTTTACCTAACCTCTTTTTGATACTATTCCAATCCTCATCATTTGAATATTCACAACATAACATTTTTTCTTCCATTAACGTTTTTTGTTTATATTTTTCTTCTTGTGATAATAGGCCTAAATTAGTTGTAAATAAATCTTTTATTTCTAGTGCAATAGCCCGTGCAGATTTTTGCGAATTAAGTTGCCATGCAAATTCTTTATTCTTTATTTTTGAAATAATTATTCCTCCGCTAATGTATGCTTGATTTGGACATATACCGTATGCCAGGTTTTCATAAACCGAAATCCAAAATTTTGAATCAACATACTTTATACAACTAAGAAATATAGGATAGAGAATTTCGCGCGTCATGTACTTTATTACTATCTTTACAATCATGTAAATACTAATTATCATAATTAGTATTAAATTTGATGAATTCATTTGTTTACTAGTTTCAAAAATGCATAAAATATAATTAAGAATAATGGCGTATATACCAAAATTGCAAGTTCATAATTAGCATTAGCATAATTTTGCGTTGGATGAAGAGGATGTAACGGCCATACGTAAGTATTACGCAGTTTGAATGCTGCTTCATCAAAATTATCTGTAAAAATATTTGTTTCCGAGGAAATATCTTCACAAATTTGATTAAAATATTTAACAATGATTTTTGATTCGGTCATTTTGAAAATTATATACAAATATAATTTTATTTCATTTTGGGAATCGCTTCATACTGGTATCAAGTTTATAAAATTAATCGATATTTTGATTTTTTACCTTTTGTTGGAGCATTCAACCTCAATTTTTCTCTTTTATGAATTATTGACTGCCGAGATCGTTGTATTTGGAAATTAACTTCGACCATACTGTCTCTGTGAATCTTTTCTTTGTCAAACGCCCACATAATATGATAACAATAAATTAATTTTTGTAATACAGCGATTTCGCGATTCTTATTTATAAAATACTCTCTGAAGGTTTTGCAAGGCGTATTCTTGACTAAATTAAGAATTTGTTCCAGGACTTCAATACTCTTTTGTTTTGATATATTATCCCATAACACACCTGCATCTGATAGAGAATCGTCGAAACCGCGGTTTCGAAAATAATCTATTGAAAACTCTGGAATTGTTGTATACTTTGACGTTTCTGAGATAAGCGAATCTGGTAATTTGACCGTATTTGTTCCGACGGGTAATAAACCGGATTTGATCAGGATCTTTTCTGGAGCTTCCAAGTCATGGGAATCATTTCGTGTACGTTTCATTTTGAATGATTTAAACACAAATTTGTAAAATATTTTTCATTTTATACGAGTAATTTTTACTTAAATAATTATTTTTGGTAACTAAAATAATGAGAATTTCAGTACCAAAAAGCGTTAAAGTAGGAGCAGTTCATGCTCAACTTGATATTCGGGATGAAGATGTACTTGGTCCGGACGAAGAATGGGATGACGAGGAAGAGGTAGAGGTAGAATCTGCAGCAGCAGCTGGACCAGGTCCACCAGTTGTTAAAACTCTGATCCCTAAACGGCGATTAACTGCTGGAACTGTTGCTATGAGCCGTGCAACTTCTGTTGGATTGTACTAGAACTTTGTATTTGTTATTAGTTCCATATAGATGTACATAGGGACGAATTGTTCAAATTGACAAAAATGAAAAATTCAAGTTGGATTTGTATTTTTAATCACTTTGAGCAATACAGAGAAACTACATGACAACTCATTTAAACCAATACGCAAAATCGCTTGATAAACAAGAATCCATGGATTCTGTACATCTCCCCGTGGAAGATACCGAGGACGACTGGGAAAATGAATCATTTGACGAACCTTTGTGGGCCAGCACTGAACAAACGCCAGATTCAGAGATTGAAGAACAAGATGAAACAAAAACACAAATTACAAACGAGCGAAAATATGATAATGTCGAAGTCGGTAGATCCCGGAATGTTTCTGGTTCATTTAATGCTGCCAGAACAAAGAGAAACAGAAACATTCGCCAAACAATAGCGAACCGAGGAAAAGGATACCAAGGCGGAGGTCGTAGAGCACCGGCATGTACTTAATACAGTGTTATTCGCGATGAATCAAAGATTCAATAAAATTAAAACAAATAAAAATGGACCTTAGGTCTCTTCAAAACAACAACACCCCATACTGTTAGGTATGGGGTGTTTTTCATTTGATTGTACATTTGGTGATTTTAGAGATACCTCTTGCGTGACAAAAATAAAATGAAGCACTAAATCCAATTGGATTTAGTGGGCAATGGGACAATTTCATTAATTTCAAATTAAAAAAATGAATTTTTAATTTAACTATAATAAATTTCTAATAAAACAAAAATGGCAGAAACCGATGTGATTCAAACTCAAACTGAATCGCTAACAGTAAAATCCACATTCATTTATTCCTGGTACATTGATACTAGTGACGATGACTGTACTGAAATTCGGGCTTACGGTTTAGATGAAAATCTAAACGACACGTGTTTAATTATTAATGATTTCACTCCATATGTTTATTTGGAACTTCCACCTAAATATAATTGGAAAACATTAAGTATTACACTAATCGCTCAAATCAAAGAAATGACCGAATATTATTGTCCTACATATCAAATAAAATTAGTATATAGGACCAAGTTATATTATGCTCATACGAAAACAAATGCGAAAACCGGTAAAAAGGAGCGTAAAAAGTTCCCATACCTCTTTATTACTTTTGAATCTGAAGCTTACCGCAAAAAATTCTTTTGGAAAATGAATAATCCTATTCAGATCCCAAGTATCGGATCTATTAAACTTAAAATTCATGAATCAAATGCCGATATTTCCCTTCAAATGAGGTGTCACACTGGAATTGATACTGCAGGTTGGGTTAATTTTGTGGGTAAACCTGTTACTAATAAACAAACAATTTGTGACGAGGAATATATTGTTTCTTGGAAGGATTTATCAGTAAATGACAAAGAGGAACCAGCCCCTGTTAAAATAATGGGTATGGATATCGAAGTATATTCTTCTATCCCAGGTAGTTTTCCTCAATCTGATAGACCTGATGATGTTATTTTTCAAATTTCATGTGTTGAATATCGGCATCTTGAGGATGAGGATAATATGATTAAATATTTACTTACTATTGGGACACCCGATCCAGTGAAAATGGCAAAAGAAAATATTACTGTTCTTTCGTTTTTGTCTGAAGCTTCATTATTAGAAGGATATGCCGAATTTATTAGAGATCGCAAACCAAATGTTATTATTGGTCACAATATTTTCGGATTTGATATTCCATATATGATTGATCGAGCTAAATATTGTTTAGTTTCTGATCAATTCAAGATGCATGGATTTTATAATTCTCCAGCAAATGAAAAGAAAATTAAATGGAGTTCTTCTGCATATGGTATGCAGGAATTTAACATTTTAGATGTTGAAGGTATTAATTATATTGATTTACTTCCCTTGGTTAAGAGGGATTATAAATTGTCAAAATATTCTTTAAAGGCGATTTCTGAGTATTTTATTGGCGACACAAAAGATCCACTTACTGTAAAGGGTATTTTTGATTGTTGGAAAATGTATAAAAAGCATTGTTACCGAAAAAAAGAGGAAAATTTAAATGAAAAACAATTAAAATTAAAAACATCTGGTGAGAAAGCACTTGCTATTGTTGGAAAATATTGTGTCCAGGATTCGGCCCTTGTTATTAGAATTTTTAATAAATTACATGCATGGAACGGTTTGTGCGAAATGGCAAAGGTATGTAGGGTACCAATTTTCGTGTTATATACACAGGGACAACAAATTAAAACATTTTCACAAGTTTATTATGTGTGTTTTGGGAAGGGTATTGTGGTTGAAAAAGATGGTTATATTACATCTGAAAATGAAAAGTTTAGGGGAGCATTTGTGTTTGCACCTCGACCTGGTATTTATGATAATGTTGTATCATTTGATTTTAAGAGTTTATATCCAACCGCAATTATTTCACAAAACATTGATTATTCAACATTAATTGATGAAAAGGATCCTGAAATGAGTTTAACACCAGATTCAGAGTGTAATATTATTGAATGGGAAGATCACGAATGGTGTGGTTGTCCAAAAGACACTGCTGCAGGTCAGAAAAAACCGGCAAAGGTAAGAGTTATGTGTGGAGATTATAGGTACAGATTTTTGAAGAAATCATCCATCATGGGGGTTCTCCCAGAACTACTTACTAATTTATTAAATGCCAGGTCGTGGGTACGAAAACATTTGATCGCAAAAAACAAAAGAATTATTAAAATTATTAAGAAAGTCCTCAATTCAGAGGAACTTGATGACACAGACCCTGATAAAGAAGATGACGTTTCAGATTTAGATTTTTATTACGATGAAAAAATAGATGAAAAGTGTGATAACTCTAATGATGAACAATTACTAAAATATATTGATGAACTTACAAGAGCAAATAATGTTTATGATAAAAGACAACTAGCTCTAAAAGTAAGTGCGAATAGTGCGTATGGAGGATTAGGTGTTTCTAGAGGGTACTTACCATTCATGCCAGGAGCTATGTGCACTACTGCTTATGGTAGGCAAAGTATTATGCTTGCAAAGGAGGAATTAGAAACACCAAAATACAAAGGGGTAGTTGTATATGGCGATACCGATTCGTGTTATGTTCGTTTTCCACATATTACAAATGCTCCAGATTTATGGGCATATTGTTTAAAATTAGAGAAGGAGATTTCAAAGCTTTATCCACCTCCAATGTTTTTAGAGTTTGAAGAATCAATTTATGAACGCATGTTTTTATTAACAAAGAAAAGGTACATGGGAATTGAATGTGATAGATTTGGAAATACAATTATGAAAAAAAATAATGATGGAGTAATTGAACCGAAATTAAGTACAAAGGGGGTTATGCTTACACGTCGTGATAATTCTAATTATGTTCGAAGGGTATATAGCGAAAGTATTAGAATGATGTTTAATAGGGCTTCATTTGATGAAGTTATGGATCATATTATGGATTTATACAAGAAACTCTGTACATGGCAAATTCCAAAAAGTGAATATGTTGTTACCAAATCTGTTAATGATATTGATGCTTATAGTACTTCTGTACCTCCAGAAAATAAAAAGAAACGGAGAGAGCGTTTATTAAAGATGAATATTCCATATTATGATTGTAATTGTACTGTGGAGTCTAATAAATGTAATGGGTGTATTGCATTCAAATATAAAACTATTCCGGGTCAGGCCCAATTAGCCGAAAGAATAAAAGCTAGAGGAGGGTTAGTTGCATCCGGGTCAAGAATAGAATATGTTGTAAGTATGGGTATTGGGCCTGAAACGAGACAGGCTGATAAGTTGGAAGATTATGATTATTACAAACAATTTTCAGAGTATGTTCATGTTGATTATATTTATTACATTCACGCAACTGTCAATTGTTTGGATGATGCAATTAGAATTGTGTTCAAGAAGGACAAGGTTTTACATAAATTATACAAGTTTAGACTTTTGAAATATAAATTATGTCAAAAGATTGCATATGAAGGAAGAACTCAAATCGTATTTCCAGGACAATCTGATACCAGAATTCCTCAAAAATCATATTCTGAACGATTTGCACAGATTGAAGCAAAACTTCAAACAAAGAGAAACGAAATTATTTCTGGTGAAACCACCACACCACAATATACCCAAATTAATAAAATTACTAGGTATTTTGATCCGATCATATTTACACCACCCGTAAAGTGGATTAACGTTCAAAATGAAGATCACTTGACGGAGTCCTCGCAAAGCGATGTTAATGTTTGGGAGTTGGCTGATAAAACTACAATTGAAGAAATAATTGAAGAACCGGTTCAAAATACTGGATTTGGTGTTTCAAAAAAAGTTGAGGATATATTTTAGTTTACGGGTAAACTGGTATCAATACATAATATTTTATGATAAAATATTATTTTATGGACATATTGAAATTTTATCATGCAATAAAAGATCATAATATCAACACGATTGAGGTACTTGTGCCTTATTATTTTTCTAGACATGAATCACACACAATGAGAGCATCAGTATTGGAGATTTGTCCTGTACATAAATCATTTAGGTCTAAAAAAATCGATCAAATATCATTTAACGGAATAATGCTCAAATCAATTTTACATGGGTACGTAGAAATAGTAGAATGGTTTTGTATTCAAAAACATTACCCTAACACAGTCAAGCCATGTCAATGGGATATGGACACGGCAGCCGAAAAGGGTAATCTTGAAATACTCAAAGTAGGGTACGTGTATGGTATTATACCGTCTTGTTATGGTGTAAATTTTGCAGCAGCAAAGGGACATATTGAAATATTACTATGGATGGAAGACAAAATGCTTCGTGTTGAATGTGATAATCTTAATAAAACTTATTGTAAGAAATGTACACCAAGCCGTAAGGGAAGAAAATTATCAGGAACAGAAACCCTAAAAATACCTCGACCAACATCTAGTATTTTAGGTTCTGTAATCGGAAATAATGATATTGTAGTACTTAACTGGTGTGCACGACAAGAACCTCCAATTTTACCTTCTGTAGATGACATAAATATAGCCGCGTTAAATGGGTTTTTAGAAATCGTAAAATGGGGTTTTAATCGTGGTATTTGTGTAAACTCGGATGGATTAAATTTTGCTAAAATGAACAATCGAACGTCCATCATAGAGTACCTTTCTACCCAAATCATAGCATTGTGATTATTCATATTGATCCGATCAGAAATACAAAATTTCCGATTTGTATTTGAAGTAACTGGTCAAGCGACTTGTTAACTAGTTTAATATATGGTTTGTGGGAAATTTGAACAAAAAAATAAAGACACCTGGTGGTGTCTTTTTTTGTTCACGTTGTAGAGCCGCTCGTGCTATATAGTCCTTATACTGATAAGATCGCCGACAATAATTCGAATGCCGACACTTTTTTTAATCCCACTTGCAAATCGTGTCGAATGGATTTGGAATTGATTTTATTGTAAAATAACACAACTGGTACAGGATAAATATATTCTTTCAACCGACGCAATCCAAGTTTATCTTGATAAATATACAATACAATATCTGGAAGAGACCCGTCTTCCATTGTATTGACGTTTTCATCCAACCGCTGCCCGGCTGTATCTCGAATTATAAGTTGAACTTCTCCAACTAAAAACGAATGTTGAATTGCAAAGTTGGTTGGCGAGTATTTAGGAACAAAATCATTTCCCATAAGTCGATGGACTAATGTCGTCTTGCCTCCTCCACCGGGACCGAGTAATAGAATTTTGGTTGTAGTGATCATTGTGTGGATGATTTATTATCATCACATCAAATTTTAATTTCATTTTTTTGTTTGGGGAAGGTGAATCTCCCAATGGGAGATTCACCCGATCATTGTATCGAACTAAATGTATTTAACAAACGCTTCAAAATATAATCAAATATTTTAATTGTGTTCATCCCATGCCATATTTGCTTTAATTTTTTCAACCTCCATAATATTTTTAAAGAAATTCATACTTTGTTGTATTTCCTTGTAACTATGGTTATTTTCACCAAGTGAATCTAGTGCAAATTTGAATAATTTATATTTCTCAGCACTTTTTTCATAAGTTGCAAAAATCTCATGTTTTGTATTAAGATGAGGGTCATCGACTCCAATCTTACTCTGATAAGAATTCATGTTTTATTACATAATATATTATGTTTTTGTCCCCATAACACTACATTCATATAAACACTTTCCATCCCTTCCGAAGTTGGTAATTACAATATAATGCGTTATTTAAACCAATTTCTGATGGATATAAAGGAGAGTATATTGTAGTTGTACGTGAACTATTGAATCAATTTCATAATTAAAATAGTGAAGAAGTCTAAGTATATTCTTTAGAATAGTTTCAATATGACCTGTTAAACAATGAGTGAAAATTAAAGCATTTTCCATTTTATTAAATGGAAAAGTATATTACGACCTGTTGTCGCAACGGTTTACGTTGTACGACCTGTTGTCGCAACGGTTTACGTTGTACGACCTGTTGTCGCAGAGAAACCCAATTGGTTTCTGATATCGAATCAAAGATTCATCGCGAAACCCAATTGGTTTCTGATTGAATAAATTTTGTGAAAGATTTTAACCAATTTAATACGGATAAATCAATTTGATCTGAAGAGTTCACATCCTTGAAAAATACCTTTGTACTACATGTTAATAGAGATCGTTGTCCTGGTAAATGAAGGTCATTTCTTTGAGGGATGCTACTTAATATATAAGGTTGCTGTCCACATTGGTAATCATTTTTGTCAATTACCTCAAACTCAAAACATGATGAATCATACAATTGAGTTCTATAATGAGTTTTGACCCATTTATAACTATCAATGTTAGTAAAAAAATCTTTGTCATAAAATTTAGGAAAAAATATTTGACAATTATGATCATCATGGAAATACGGAACCCATTCAGAATTAAATTTTTTAGTAATTGCGGTTTGTTGAATTGATATTGTGTAGTTGATGATCCATTCAACAATATCAGTTCGACCATCTTGTAACAAACTATTAATACAAGATTTATCAGGATAATCCCTACAATCATCTGGAATTAAAGGTGTTGTTGAAGACCATTCAATAATATGAGTATGATAATTTTTTATTGCTAAAGTAAGATCATTACATGATGGTACGACTGCAGCGTAAATAGTTGTTCCGTTTAATTTTTGTCCTTGATGATATAATGTTCCAAATTTATCTTCGTCGGGGTAATTCTTCATGACTCTTTCATCATTATCCATCATTTCCCCTTCTAGAAAACAAAACCCTCGTTCGCTTCCAAGCGTAACACATGCTTTAACAATGTTTATATCGCCTATACGGCAGCCGTATCTCATCATTTCATCAACATCTTCGTTCTTAAATAATTGATACGGAATCAGACCGTTATATTCCCAACTAGAAAACATTGTTGAACGTTTTTCTGCCATTATATACCCGAGGGTATAGTTAAGATGACATGAAATGTTTTGGTAAAATTTATAAATATTCATGTTGTTGTTGGGTTAATAATTACAAAAATGATTTACAAAAATATTCATTTTTAACATCAACTATTATAAATCGATGTATTCAAACCATAAACCCATGGTCGTAATATCATTAATCACAACCTGAGAACCAAATATCACAATGGAATTTGTTTACAAAATAATTATTTTGTAAATTTTAATCTTATTTTTTAGATTCCTTAACAAGTTCAAGTAATTCAGAATCATTTTTCCAAACAGCTACTAAAGATGTTGGAAACAGAGAGAACATCGCAAGTAAACCAGACATACATATTTCTTCACTGTTTAAAATAAATGAAAGACCTAAAAGAGAAAATCCAGCACCAAAATGAGTCATTATCAGCGGGTTATAGTAATTGACCCAATAATGTTGATTGATTGCAAAAAGCTCAACCATTAATTTGTTTTTCTTGTCAGTTTCTGATAATTTTTTGCTTCCCATGGAATTACCTGATTGAAATGGGTTTTCAATATGTACAAGCTTTGGACCAGTTGAATGTGTGTGCGAAGCGCGAAAACCCGATCCGACCATAGACTGCTTCGCTTTGACTTTGGGAGTTACCCTGAACCGGCCTGTGTATTTATAAAGATTGATTATTGAACGCGATAACATTTATAGTTATCAATATCAAAAAAATATTTTCATTTTTGAATCTTGGATTATCAAATACAAGAAATTATAAATTCTTATTTTAAACACATTTTTTTATATAGAAATGAATACACGATCCGAAAAACGAAGGCGGTTAGAGGTTAATGACGATACTGAATCTAAAAATTTTGAGGATGATAACGAAGAAGGGGAAAATTCAATCTTGTACCATAAAATTCGTTCAAAGATTCGTAGCGAACCCCAATTAGTTTCTGACATGAAATTACGAGCAAGTAACTCTAACGGAGGTGGGTCCTCTCGTAAAGAGGCTTTGTCAAAGGGTTATTCAAGCAAAGATTATAATATTTATAGAAAAGCTATAAGTTTTGACCGTAAGACAAATGAATCTGATGATAGCTTCTCCACAGAAGACGATTATAAACTTCCTATTGAAAGTGATTCCGATGATGACAGTAATGCATGCGATTCCGATGACAGTGATGATGATGACTCTGAAAGACAAAGTAAGATTGACAATTTTCTCGACTCTATAAACACCAAAGTTAATCGTGCATCAGAAGATCCGCTTGAAAATATTTCTACTGATTGGAAGGAAGGTTTTGAAAATGATGAAGAAGCTGAAACATACAAGGAGCAAATTTCTGATATTTGTAAATCTATTAATTCAGTACCAACTGTTTCTCAAATTATGAAGATTGATTTAACTCAGATGTTAGGCAACGATCCTGAAGAAAATAAACATGAAAGACGTAGTCTTATTGCTATGCGTCTCAAGTTAGATGAACAATTAGATCCATCAGAGTGGACCAAAGTGCGTAATACGTTAAATGAACGCGTTGAATACCTTTCAGGTCAAAAAGATGAGGTGTTAGAACAATTAATTAGAGATTTACCTCAAAAACATTCATTGAAAGATCGTATTGTTAATGCAGATTATATTCCTCAAGATACCAAGAGTGAATTATACAACAAGTATGAATACCTTCAAACTCTGGAACCGTGCAGTGATGAATCAAGTAAAGTACGTGATCGTATTGAGCATTGTTTAAAATTACCTGGAACAAGATCAGCCGAATTTAGTGGATCACAATTTTCAATTCTGAAATCATTTAAAACACAGGTTGACCAAGAATTACTTGGAATGAAACATGCTAAAGAAGAAACCATGTGCTTTTTGCAAGACATGATCGAATCGTCTCTAAACAACACCCGAACCGAATCTTGTATTCTTGGACTTGAGGGTAGTCCTGGAATGGGAAAAACATCCCTGGCTATTTGTATCGCCAAAAGCTGTGGACTCCCATTTTACAAAATCGCCCTTGGTGGTATGCAGGAACCTGGGTTAATCAGAGGCGAACCATTTGTTCATATTGGATGCTCTCCTGGGCTTATTGTATTAGGTATGGAACAAATGGGTTGTAATAATGGAATTATATTATTTGATGAAATCGACAAATTAAATACTGAAAAGTCTGGTGTTTCAAATGCTTTACTTGAAGTTTTAGATTCATCTCAGAATCATCTTTTCAGAGATTCATATTGTAATATCACAACTAGTTTGTCTAAGATGTTTTTCATTGTGACAATGAATGATCGCTCTAAGGTCAACCCAATTCTTCTTAATAGAATTCAAACTATTGTAAAATTACCTGGGTACTCTACTAAAGAGAAAAAGAAAATCTTAACAAAAATTACAATCCCTAAATGGTCGGAACGTTTATGTGTAACAAATGATTTTATTTTTGGTACAGAGGCTATTAATGAAATTGTTGATTTGGCATCTATTGGAGTAAATAAAAGTGACAAAGGTATGAGACCATGTGAAAACATCCTCAAGACAGTACTTCGAAAGTTGAAATTGTATAAACAATGTTTTGAAGAGGATGATTTTTCAATTATTACATTTTCAATTGAGAATTTTGTTTTACCATTTACCATTACAAAAGAAACAGTAAGAAAATGTACAAAACATCTTGTTAAGGAAGATGATTGGAGTACAAGTTCAATGTATATGTAACTCACATCTTAGTTTGGAACAAGCATCAAAACATAAAATTTTATGTTTTATCATAAAATGGTATCAAACAATGAAATTACAAAACTTGTAATAGGAATTAGTATTGGTGTTATTGCGTTATTAATTTTGGTATATTTTATTATTACGTTTTCGCAAGGAAACAAATCGATGGATCAGTTAGCTGATAATTCAAAATCTGAATATATTCACACGACAGATCATCAACCTGAATCAATTGATTATAATCATATGTTATACCCTAATTTAGCTAAAAATCTTCCACAAGAATGGAGTTGGAAAAATATTTCTTTGGAGCAATCTTTATTTTGGTCCAATATTGTTCTGACAGAACCAGGTTCTGTCAATAAGTTTTTACCTTCTGGAAATTATTCTGGAAATGTACAAAATCAGCATGTACCAGTTACATGTTCTTCGTGTTTTATTTATGCTAGCGTAAGCGTTCTTGAAGATCGGTATAATATTTTACGAGCAGTTCAAGCAGGGTATCAATTACCAGATTTACAATTGTCTGTCCAACATGTACTTAACGGTCTTGCATTAACTCAAGATAGAAATCCATGTTTTGAAGGTGGACACCCAAGTAATGTATTCAAATTGATAGAAAAGTATGGTATTCCAGATCAAAGTTGTAATCCGTATGTATCCACACCGGAACCGGAAATGTTTAAGGAACCGTATTGTTTCACAAATCCACCGGTCGGAATGACATGTGACGATATTAAAATGGAATCATTTTGTAATAATGATGCCAAGGATGCATTAGATAAAATGTGCTGTGGTATCAAGGATCACAAAACTTATGGAATCGAAGAACATCATAATATCATCACAAATGAATCCGAAAATCACGACCAACGTGTTTTGGATGCTAAGTTGGAGATTTTCCTTCATGGACCAATAACTGCTAGTATTTATTCTAAGCCAATTGAGTTTTTGGATAATAACGGGATTGTTGGATCTGGTATTTGTATTAATAATAGTTCCAATCAAAAATCAGATTGGCGTAATGACGTTGATCACATCATTGAAATTGTTGGGTGGAAAATAATAATTGATGAAGAAACTGGTGAAGATTTACAATATTGGCATATTAAAAATTCATGGGGAACATATTGGGGTGATAATGGGTATGCATATGTACCAATCAAAGGCGACTGTCTAAATATATTAGATTTTGGCTTTCAGGTTGCTTACCCAATAGGATGGTCGTCAATTAATCCATTTACAGTTTTGTAAACAGGTTTAGCTGAAATAAAAATTATTTTTATTTCAAATCTTTGCAAGAACAGTTTTTCTATTACGAACCACCACCTCCTCCTCCTCCTCCTCCGCCTTCGCCTCCACCACCTTGTCCACCTTGTCCACCTCCACCACGAAGGCGAAGCGAATCAGACGAATTAGAATCGGTTGAGTTTCTGAAGTACAGACCAATAACGGCAACAAGTAGCAACAGTAATAGGATTATCACTGAAATTTCAAAAGTTTTCATTGTTTTAATACTATCAAAGAAAATTAAAATAATTGATTTATCAGAATCAATCAAGTTCTCCAACATCAAGTTCGTCGCTTTGTGATAAGTTTGGAAGTGTAAAATCATATGGGTCGCTTAATACCTGTTCGAATACTTCCATTTGTGGTATATCGGCTGCAGCAGAATTGGACCGAACCCAAAAAGGGTCCCGGTCCGAGAGCGAAGCTTCAACCGATGACCCTTCAGAATCACTAATTCCCAAAGCAATATTAACCCCGTCAGTGATATCACCAACAAAATTAGTATTGATCTCATATCCATCGGATGTGTCAGTTGAATTACTGACCATATCGGCATTTATACCTAAAGTATTCATTATTTTCGGATCAAAATTTTTGATTATTTTTTCCATTTTATTGTTAGATTCCAATAGACTTTCTTCAGATACATCACTTACACCTTTAATGCTTTTGAGAATTTCACATATACCATCCATCTCGTTATTATCATTCATTGCCTCAAATTTAGATAAAAATTTTGTAATAATAGGTTGCATACTATCCAATGTAATAGTTTCACTCAAATTACGTATTTTCTCAGCAATGTCTTCAGGTACCTGACCGGATCGCCAAGATTCCTCGCGGGGAATTTGTGTATCGCAAAGCGATGACCCTTCCTGGGTCCGGTCCAGCTCTCCTCCCGAACCACTATATAAAAAATGTTGTGAAAGTTCTAAAATACTTTGTATATTTTCGTCTTCATTGTTAAATAATTCTTCAAAATCATTATTATTTGTTGATGTTAAATCCATTTGTTTATTAGTAGTAATAAACAAATTCATTAAAATCATTTTGGACAATCGCAAAGACTGGTACAACCAGGTCTGTTGTTCATTTTTGTTAAGATTGGGGCTAAAAATCCCGATTGTAATATTTCAGTAAGTACTCTGGTCATTATGAAAAATCACATTGTTAACTGGAAATCGCTAACATGAACTAATCCGATGTAATAAATCAAAATTTGTCTTAATATTGTTTAGCATTACAATGTTGTCGTATAAGATTTTATCGGTCGTCAGCACAATGTATTCATACTGTTGTCTCAATGTTACAAGATGTTCCCCAATCTCTTGTTTAATTTTTCTAACTTTTACTAGGTTCCTTTGAAGAGTGGTTTTAGTATTACTTGATTTTATGTCATCATAAAATGTACTTCCTTTTTTATTTAATACTGTAATTTCTCTTTCAATATCTCTTACAGATCCAGCACTTTTTTCATATAAATCGTTGTATTTTTCTATATTTGCTAATGTCATTGTAGTTTTTGTTTTAATAGAATTTGTAATCTCTGCTAACAAAGTCCTTTCATTAAGAACATTTGTAAGATTTTTGGTTAGGTATCGTTGATTTTTTGTTAATAGTCTTGTTATTCTCAAATAAATTCGGGAAATATCCATCTCTAGTGTATTCATTTGAGAATATACAGTTTCAAGATCCGCTAGAATAAATAGTCGTCTTCTAGTTGCCGGCGGAGTGAAATTTTCAATAACATAAATGTCAACATCATCTTTACCCAATGACACTATATAATTTTTATATGTAATCACAATGCTATATGGAATTTTATCAACACTATACCTTAACCTTCTAATTTGACGTATAATATCATTTACTTCATTAATATCTTCAGAATCAATATGATTAAGATCGATCCGTTCATTGTATGTTTCCTCTAATACATCCTCGTTAATCTCAGGAGATACATCAAGATCAACAGCTAAATCTTCATAATCTTGTTCAATTTCTTCAGGGGCGACATCTTCATCCTCATCGTCCCATTCAGAAATACTCCATGTTGAATTTGGCGTGTCTGAAGGTAATTTATACGATCTGGAAACATACATCATAAAATTAATGGCAGAAGCACTCGAAATACATTGAAGGTATCTGCAGTATTGCCGACCGCTTTTTTCAGACGGCATAGTGAAATAACATTGAATATGAAATTTCCTAACAGCCAACAACCTTCTTAGCATGGAGATGTTTAATTCTGAACTCATTTAGAATTTATTGAATAATTTTTAAACTAGAAATCTTGTTTTGTAAAGACAAAAATGAAATTTATCAAATTAATTTCATTTCAAACATTACTTGCAAATGGCTAATTTAAATTCATCAACTTCAACTGAATTAGATTCCGTTTATACACCCATTGACAGTGACGAAGACGGTACACCATATGATTCTGATATCGAATCAAAGATTCGCAGCAAAACCCGATTGGTTTCTGATATCGAATCAAAGATTCGCAGCAAAACCCGATTGGTTTCTGATATGAAAATATTGTTGAAGAGATTTAATAATACTACAGGTATTAACCACTATCACAACTGTAATAGTTGTCATAGAGGATTATATAATAACGGGATTCAACACGGTGAACAATGGGAGGAACCAGGGTTGAAATGCTGTGGTGTACATCCTTCCGCGTTGTGTACAAATTGTACTATTGAAGTGGGGTGCGAAGATGAAGAAACTGAAACTGGTGAAGTTTGTTTAGGATTGAGTGGATTTTTTGGGAGGACTCGCATCGAAACACAGGACGAATACAGTTGTTATACTAATACTGCCTGTAGAAAATGTGTAATCAAAAAACTTAAATGCAAGAAACATAAAATGATGTGTTTTGACTGTTTACCACGGTCAATATGTGATTATTGCAAGGTATACCTAAAAGAATACTTTCATCGTGTATTCTTATCGGTTGATTTGAATATTCTTATGGAGAGTTGTATGGTAAATATGAATGGTAAATATTATCTTGATATGGATTCTTTTGTTAATACTAAAGGACATCGTTTGGAGATTAGGGGTGAAATTGATCATTAGCATTTTCATGATCCAATAAACGAAACCCGATTTGACGGGGTGAGAAGCCAAAAGTAATTGCGGCTTACAAAAATAATTTATATAATAAATTATTATGAGTCTCAATATTAATAAAATTATTTCATTAATTAACAAAACACCTATTGTAAAAGGTGTTATTAGTAGTAATCCTTGTAAAATTGTTTCCGATGATTTTCTTTCAAACGGAGAGATGTTTGCAGTTGATTTAAAAGGGTCAAAATCTGCTATTTCAGACTTTACATCTCATAATTCATGGCAGTCGTTTGATAAAGAATTTGTTGAAGAGCAATTACATAATCGACAAGTTGATATGTGTCATGTTTATAAAATGAATGTTACCAAATTCAAAAAATTACCTGATAATGTTATTCCAATTGAAAATGAAGCATGTGTTGTTCAAGGAAACACAAAAAATGTAACATATTTTGATATTGAAAATAATGTTAAAATCAGTAACATTCAATTAAGTAAACCGATTGAGGTGAAATCTCGTAAACGTAAATCTATTGAATATGATTATATTCCGGCATCCAACACCCGTAATTTTTTATTAAAGGATCCTATTGCAGATTACCTAAAGTTTAAAAAGGGTAGATACACAGTTGAAGGAGACGATCATGTAGTCCAACAAACTCTGCCAAGTCGTTTTACACCGGTACAAATACCATTATTACGTACAACATCAAGCTCAAGTTCGTCAAATACTAAGGGTACTTCTAGTTTTACAAGTTGGATTATGAAAAAAGGTGTTGAATTTGAAGAGACAATTTACGATGTTTTAAAACAAAAATTCAAAGGTGGAGAAGTAAATCGTAACCATAAATTAGGTAAACTTGGAAGACGACCACTTATTGTCATGATTTCTGACGAACTAACTGATAGTAAACTTAATTCCAAATTTGAGGATACTATTCAGGCAATGAAAGACGGTGTTCCATATATTTACCAGGGTGTTCTGCATGATCATACTCATACTACTTTTGGTATTCCAGACTTACTAGTGAGGGCAGATTACCTCAACAAACTTACAATTACACCAACTAACGGTAGATCTCTCCCAGACGGAACCCAAGTTGATCACAATCCTAACCACCCGTCCACTTTAGGAAATTATCATTATGTTGTTGTCGACATCAAATGTAGCACAATGCACCTTAACTCAAAGGGTGTAAATCTTTTGAATAGCGGATCCGCTCCCGCTTACAAGGGTCAGTGTTGGGTTTACACCCAGGCACTTCATGAAATTCAGGGGTATACACCTCAATGTGCTTATATTTTTGGAAAGGGATGGTGTTATTCATCCAAAGATATTCACTATTCTGGGATTAATGCATTTGATCGTCTTGGTGTGATTGACTACTCTGGATTTGACAAAAAATATATTAATCTTACATATGAGTCGATTAAATGGCTCAGGGACCTCAAACATGAAGGACATAATTGGGTTGTACTTCCAACTCCATCAAGAGAAGAATTATATCCTAATATGTGCATCCAATCAAGTGATTTTGCAACCCAGAAAAGGGAAATTGCTGACGAATTAGGTGAAATTACGAGTATATTCAGATGTGGTGTCAAAGAACGTAAAAAATTACATAAACAAGGAATTATGTCTTGGCATGATCCCGACTGTAATTCGAAAGCAATAGGAATTAAATCTGAAAAATCTGGTGAAATTGTTGATCAGATCATTGAGGTCAATAATTCAGATGAGTATAACATTATTTTTGGAAAGAATTTTAAAGCACCTAAATTTAACATGCCAGAAATTTTTATTGACTTTGAAAATTACTCTGGTATGTGCAACAGGACTATGGTTATTCCATCAAATCACAATAATAAAGTTCTTACAGGTCTCGAGGACATGATTTTTATGGTCGGATGTGGATGGGCTGATACACAAGGAGAGTGGCATTACGAATGTTTTGAATCTAGTGGCAAAACAGTCAATGATGAAATGGAAATGTTTAAAGATTTTTTTGCCCATCTAGACGTCATTCTTCAGAATGTTGACTACAAAGCTTGGCATTGGTCTAACGCGGAAATTACTCTGTATGACAATTTTATTAGACGTGCTCAAACTCATGGTATTCAATTTCCTTGTATTGAATTTTACGATCTTCATAAAATAGTTAGGGATGGACCAGTAACTGTTAAAGACGCTTTTAACTTTTCATTAAAAAGTGTAGCCAGAGCAATGCATACTCACGGTATGATTGATACAACGTGGGTCGAAGATGATCCCAGCGGATTGATGGTGATGATTGACGCATGGGAAGGTAACAATGAATCTGAAAATGTTAATTACAATGAAGTTGACTGCAAGGTAATGTGGGAAATATTAGAGTATATTAGACGAGAGAGTTAAAACGAGGGTTTACATCCCTCATATTGGTATTGAAAATCCAATTTCGTAATGAAAATGAAAAACTATAAAATAATTATAGTTTTATTTAAGATGAATCTGTTAAAAACACATACTGTTATCAAGTTTCATTTCAATAAAAACGGATTAGAAAATCTTCCATCTATAATTCGTCCAGCAAAGCCAGACTGCAACGGTGTTGCCGGTGAAAATTGTTATCAGGTATATTATAAGAATGGTGACCTTCACAGACAATCACTTGAAGGCTCAGGATCTCCAAAGGAGATCCCAAGTTGAATGTTGCGTAGCAACATTCAGCCCAGCTATAATTAGTGAAAAAGGCTATCAGATATATTATAAGAATGGCGACCTTCACAGACCATCACTCGAAGGCCCAGCTGTAATTTGTCCAGCGAAGCCAGACTGCGACGGCTCTGCATGTGTAAGTTATTATCAAAAATATTACAAGAATGGTGACCTTCACATACCATCACTTAAAGGTCCAGTTATAATTTATATAACTGGTGATCAGTTATATTACGAGAATGGTCAACAATTAAAATAAAATTAACACATTATGAAAATGGCAAATTACATAGACCATCGCTTGAAGGTTCATGATTTCCTTTGGAGATCCCAAGTTGAATGTTGCTATGCAACATTCAGCCCAGATGTAGCTCGTCCAACAAAGCCAGACTGCAACGGTGTTGCCGGTGAAAATTGTTATCAGGTATATTATGAAATACAAAACTAGGCCGGGGTAACCCGAACCGTTTTGGTAGCTCACTACCAAAACTAAACATTATATAACGCAATGTAAAAATCTGTTGTTCCAACCCTAACCTTCAAACGGTCTGTTTGAAGTTCTGTTGTAATACCAGATCCTTCTGTCACAATTCCGCCAAAAACTAATGTGGCAGAAGTTGTTGCCTCTGCCTGATATCCAATACAAATACAATTTGATAATACTCCAGCTGAAGCATCTGATCCAATAATGGTATTTTGAGAACCATCATTTGCAACATATGATTCTGCTCCAATGCATATATTATTTGTTCCATTTGTTAATCTATACGCTGCCCTACTACCCATAGCAGTATTTGATTCTCCTGTAACAGTTTCTAATGATCTAAAACCAACTGCAGAGGAATTATTACCACCTTCTGAATCAAGACCAGCATCTTTTCCAATAAATACTGTTTGATCACATGCCGAATTATTTTTACATGCTTGAAATCCAATACATGTATTATCTGATCCTGATGTAGTTGTTTGCATAACAACTGAACCTATACATGTATTGTTTGATCCCGATGTTAAATTTGTTAGTACTGCCGATCCAATAGCGGTACAATCGTTGTCGGTTGTTAATAAATCTAATGTGTTATGACCGAGAGTCGTATTACGACTTCCTGTTGTCATAGCAAAACCACTGCGATAACCAACAACTGTATTTGCTGTACCGGTCGTATTAGTTATCATTGTGAAATTGCCGATACATGTATTAAATGAACTTGTTGTGTTAGTTAATGAATCTACGCCAATTGCTAAATTATTATCACCATTATTATTTACAGCTAAACTATTAGGTCCAATAGCTAAATTGCTTATCCCAGTTGTATTTAATGCTAATGCACCCGATCCAATTGCAATATTATCATCGACCATATTTACTGCTAATGCATTTAGTCCAAATGCAATATTATTACTTTCTGTTGTTATAGCATTCAACGCGGAAGTTCCACCTGCTAAATTATTTGATCCTGATGTTAACGCTCCCAGAGCATTTGTTCCAATTATAGCATTTCCATTTCCTAAACTTCCACTCACAACCGTTTCCCATGAAGCAGTTCCATTTCCATTAATATCTGTCAAAACACGTCCACTAGCGGTTGTACCACCTGAAACAATTAAATTTGTTAAATTTGAATTTTCAGAGACTAGTGTTGTTGTGGTAATATCATTTGAAACTAATACATTTGTTAAAACAGTTTCAGTATTAAGATCAAGAGTCCCATTATTTAATTGAAAAACGGTTGCCGCTATTGTGTCAAATTCTGTTTTTATTTTAAACGACATTTATTTACAATAATAAAAATTGATTTCTAAATACAATAAAAACAAATAGTAAATGTTTTCAAATACAAATGAATTTACTATAGAAGGAATGGTTGCAGATTCCCAGCAAAAAATAATTAATCATTGTCCAACCATTTCTTTTCAATGCCCTAACTATTATGATAATATGTTTAATAAGAATATACAAAAAATATATAATATTCCACATGATATTATGGGACATTGTAATTCTTTAACATGTGAGTTTGAAGAAATTGTACAGTTATCGTTGATCCCAACCCGGTGGGCCTTTGACCCAGCGGAGCCAGGTAAGAACCCAGCGGAGCCAGGTAAGAACCCAGCGGAGCCAGGTAAGAACCCAGCGGAGCCGAGTACAACCTCAAGTTCGCATGAAGATGAACCGATTTTAATTAATAATCCAACAACAATTTTACTACAATCTTCGCCTGAAAGCGAGTTTGCTCTAGTTCCAATTCCTGCTAATTTTACTATTGGAGATTTTGATGTTGAATTTGTGACAAAAAATACCGTATCACAAACTAAAAAATCAATTCCTTCGTTCACTGTTACGTATAACAAGCTTACTAATTTTTTTACAAATGATATTTTTGTATGGCCTGAAGGTTCCCGACAATGTAGTCGTTCACATGAAGATCATTATAATTCAACTTTTCTTAAGCTTAAGGAATTCGTTATATATTTATCACAAATCCTTAACAAACAAATTAAAAGTATTGATTATATTTCTTCATGGGAATTTGCTTATGATCCTGAATTAAATTCTGCTATTGATCTTAATACACGATCAAATTTTCAAAATATGTGTATTTCACCAAATGTTCATATTATTGATTCGTATTCATTTGAATATACTACTTACGATGAAATTGTCAAAATTAAAAGGAGACCAGTAACTGGTCATATTATTATTTCTAATGCGATTAAATTAATTAATCTCAATGAAATATATAAAAATTTTAAACTTATTGTTTATGATGATGGTAAAACTACCAGATCATCACATAACAAAGGATCCTACGGATCCCGATATTCTAGATAAAATCAATGAAAACATATTCCATTACAACGGCTTACGTTGTACGACCCGTGGTCGCAACGGCTGAATGTTGCATGAACAACCCAGTTTGGGTGAACTTAATCAAAATTTATAAATTATTAAATTTATAATATTGTGTGATTGGTATCAAAACAATAATCTTCTAGTTGATACATTGTTATATTTTGTACATTGACATATAACGGAATTACACTTTCAGTCATGCTTAATAACGAGGCAATTTGAATTAAACAAAATAAATAAATAAATCCTTTTGAAGATGATTTCCATACATTAAATACTTTCATGTGTTGTTCTGTAACCTCATACTTGTATGAAATAATATCAACTACAATTTCAATTAATAATTGCGCTGAAGTATGTACAATAAATCTTACAAAATTATCGCGATAATCTAATTGTCCATAAGTAATACTTACTATAAAAGAATATGTTTCTGCCATCATAATAGCCCAAAATTCAGTAAATGTTGTAAAAATTACAAGATCGGTTAATATTCGCCTTCTTCGTTTATTACTAAAGAAAGAGTAATCCAATTTTTTTCTAGTTTTCAATAACTGAAATACGGCCGGTCTCCACATCACACTTCTACGAGAAATAATCTCAAATATTCCAATGACTATTCCAGTTGTAATTTTTGATGATAATGTATATAAACCGACCTGAAGTACACGTTGCATTCCACTTGTAAATGCAACCAAAGTTGCCAAACAATAATATGAAGTGCCTATATTATTACCACACAACCCCATAGCAGTATTTCGACCTATAATAAATAAAAATGAAAACAACAAAGGTACTGCTGTTGATATTAATATTTTTTGATTTGGTGTACCATTTTCAAACCATCGAAGAATAGTATACCTAAATAATAAAACAGCGAAAGCTGGAAGTATAAAACATATAAATAACCTTGTTCCTTCAGATAATATTTTTGATTTTTTATTAATTGAAATTTGTGGAGAAGAACATGTTCTCAAAGAGACCTCGATTTTAACTGATTTTTGATACTTTGTTATTTTATGAACGTTATAAGCAAGTAAAATAATATAAATAAAATTAAGAGGCATTAATCTCCACCACTTGTCATGCTTATTATTTAAAAATACAACAAGCCTGTATATTAAATCTACACAAGTTATTCCTATATTTAATTTAATTAATTTATTAGTTATAATTTCAGGAGAATACATAATTCTTAATATAATAACATTCATCATTTGAACAACAACAGCACCTACACAGTTCCATAATAAATTAGAGTATTTTACAGTATTTGGTATGGTATGATCATCTTCTAGTTGAATCCAGGAAGGATCATCGGTGTCACCCGAATGAATATGATCTCGATCAAACCATTTCCATGAATAACATTGTAAGGGACCTCCTGCAATTCCGGCCAATAATATACCGAATGAAATTATCATAATAACACCGCATATCATAAGCTGTGTTGTTGTTTGTACACACGAATACAGAAATCCGTCAAATAACCATTTCTGTAACAAACTTACATTAGGTTGTGAAGGTAAAGAATTATTGGACTGTTCTGTAAAAGGCCCACAAAATGTATTTATTTCATTTGACTTTGTTGGCAACACGTTTTGTGTGAGACACGGATTTGCAGTAGAGCTATCGCCCCATAAACTAGATCCTGAGGAATTATTTCTAGATCCTGTACCGGTGGAACCTGATCTTTGTCCCGTCCCAGTTTTTTTATGTTGTGTATTAACAAATCGTTTTAATGTAAATGGTATAAGTGACGAATGACCTGTAATATTGGAGCTTATATCTCCAATATGAGAACCCCTGGTCTCGTCTATACAATGTTTTGATTTGAAATCATTTGTTTTTGAACATTCAATTTCTTCATTGATCGACTTTGCGTCTGCTGATCCAGGAAGGATTACAGACTTGCGTTGGGGCTTTGTACCCGATCTAAAAACTGATAAAGGTTTAGGAGAAGTCCATCTAGTTCCGTTGGAACTTGTTACACTAATATAACTAGACTCCACTTCTGAAAGATCGACACCGTCTCCAATAGAAATTTCATCAAGTTGTTCGCATGGAATTTCATCTTCTGGGGTATCCAAATGATACCCTGTTGTATTTACAGAAATAATTTGGTGTTTATCCTGTTGGGATGTGACTGGACCTTTTGTTGACACCCCGGATGAACTTATGAATTTGTGCTCCCTTAATTGAAAGGGATTAACATCATTTTTCTTCCACATTTTTATTAATAAAAATATGTTTAATTTATATTTTTAATAAAATATAAACCATTATTCATTTTTAACCGAACATTGTTTTAACATGAATAATGTAATGACCGGTCCTTCATGGACCTCAGAGTCACCAAATATTATACCACATCTTTTTCCATACAATGGATGCACTACATCCATGGTACGTGTAATCTGTACGAACATTTCTTTGGAATACTAAAGGTAATTCTTTACCTGCAAGTTGGTTAATCGCAATTTGCATTTGATTACATACTTCTTCTCCATCAGCATAATCTACAATTACAGAATTACCCCCAGTTGTAGCAATTTTGACTGTTTCAGAATTTGATAAAATGGTAATTGAATGTTCCTTCAATGCAGCAGTATACTTCGTTTGATCTGAGATTTTTTTAATTTTAGTTGTTTCTTCCATTCTTTACTCTCCTCACGGCGTTTTTTAGCGGCTGCTGATGTGTAGTGCTCATTTGTTAAATTTATAAGTTTATCGATTTGTGACATTTTAATTTAAAATAATACTATTCTAAATTTCATTTTTCAGGCAAGATTCTGCACATCTCCCAAGAGGAGACAAAAGAAAATAATGGGGACTCGTCAGAGTCCCCAATTTAACAATTCGGCAACCGTTAATATCTGCTATCCATTGTGGTGTTTGACAGAAATTCATTTACTGTACCAGAATCCTTCTTTTAATATTTCGTTTGACATTTATTAAATAAAAATAAATGTTGATCATCATCAGAACGAAACTTTGTTTACATCTGTAACAAACTCATACCAAGACAATAACCATGACCAAATGCATGTTTGGGATCGTTGAGCATAATATCCATATTTTCTGGTGTAACTAAAATAGTGTCATTTTCAATAAAATCATCTGCAACTCCGTATTTTTCTTTGTAATATTCCATTGATTCCTGGTGAGGTCCATCGACCTCAATAATTAATAAATTTTGTCCTTTTGCAAGCATCGTTTGAAGTTTGGTATATTTAGGTTCTTGAACAACAAGTTCCTGGTATCCTGGTAAATAAATTTCTTTTCTAGCTTGAATGTAATCAAGTGGTGTCGGATCATCTCTAGACTTGAATGAATATAGACATTTGTTTCGATGAGCACGTCCTACCGGATATCTAATGGCGTGTTCAGCATCAAGACCTCGTTGTCTCCAACACCAATATTCTTCTGTAATTTGCCCATTCAACATATGTGTTTCCGCAGGGTGATCCCAAATTACAGTTTTGTCGTACCTTGAATATAATTGTTTTGATGCAGGTACATGTTTGTAAATTTTTGAAAACTGCCATGTATTTTCAAAAATATGACTGTTATCATTTTTAAGGCAGTACGGTCCTAATGACCCGTAAGGAGACGATTGGGTCAAACATAAAATAGGTCTAAATCCCTCGTATGACGGGTTCGTTGTTGTACCATTTCGACCGTAAAGTCGGGTTCCTACTCTAATTATCCCGTGAGGAACGGGGTCTGGGATTGTTGAGCTCATGATTTATTATTTAAAATATAATAAATAAGATTTTCATTTTTATATCAGAAACCGATTGGGTTTCGCTGCGAATCAAAGATTCGATATCAGAAACCGATTGGGTTTCGCTGCGAATCAAAGATTCGATATCAGAAACC